GCCACACAAAAGAAACCTGTGTTTCTTAATTATTGGCCCGGATCAGGAAGCGTATCTGTAGATACCAACTTCCCTGTAAAGGCTCTTGTGGCTGATAACCCTGATCAACTGTTCGTCGTTGCGGCGGATGCCACCCTCACTGACCGAGCTACTGCATTAGCGGCTGTTTTTGCTAACGCAAGTCTGGGAACGTCTGCTCGTACCGGTTCTACCGATACAGGTAAGTCAAACTCTCAACTTGGCGTAAGTACGATTGCTGTTACTGCAACGCTACCTTTGCGTATTGTAGGTTTGGTTGACGATGATGCTAACAATGATTATTCGTCTGCAGGGGCACATCTGCTTGTTCGATTGAACGCTCATTTCAACGCTGGCACACGTGGTTTTGCTTCACAAACCACTGCCGACTCAACCGGCATTTAAGGGGGATTAAGTAATGGCTATTTCTCGCGCACAGTTGGCGAAGGAACTTGAGCCGGGGCTTAACGCTCTTTTTGGCCTTGAGTATGATCGCTACGAACAGGAACACGCGGAAGTTTTTGAAGAAGAAACTTCTGATCGTGCTTTCGAAGAAGAAGTAATGCTGTCTGGCTTCGGCACTGCGCCGGTTAAGTCAGAGGGTGGTGCCATCTCGTTTGATGACGCGCAGGAAACATTTACTGCACGTTATACTCACGAAACGATTGCACTGGCGTTTTCAATCACCGAAGAGGCGATTGAAGACAACCTGTATGACCGCCTTGCTTCTCGTTACACCCGTGCTTTGGCACGATCCATGTCCCAGACCAAGCAGATTAAGGCCGCTTCAATTCTGAACAACGCCTTTAGCACCGGTTCTCCTGTTGGAGATGGTGCCGCTCTCTGCTCTTCCGCTCACCCGTCCCTTTCAGGGAACCAGCGTAACTTGCTGTCAACCGCCGCAGACCTCAACGAGACTTCTCTTGAGCAGATGCTGATTGACATTGCCGGTTTCACGGATGAGCGTGGTCTGAAGATCGCGGTACGTGGCATGAAGATGATTATTCCGAAAGAACTGCAATTTATTGCAGAGCGGGTAATCAACTCTAACCTGCGTCCGGGAACTGCGGACAATGACCTCAACGCAACCAAGTCTATGGGAATGCTCCCAGATGGCGCGGTAGTTAACCATTTCTTGACCGACACAGATGCGTTTTTCATTAAGACTGACGCACCTAACGGCTTCAAGATGTTTAACAGAAGCCCCATCAAGACTGCAATGGAAGGTGACTTTGATACTGGCAACATGCGCTTCAAGGCGCGTGAGCGTTACAGTTTCGGTGTTTCCGATTGGCGTTGTGTCTTCGGCACACCGGGTGCCTAAAAACAGAGCCGCCTTCGGGCGGCTTTTTTTGTTCCACGTGGAACATTTATGTTAATATAAATTTTTCCTGACAGCCCCATACTGAGGCTGACACTGGCCACGACAGGAGAACCTCATGGCTAATACTACGTTTAACGGTCCCGTCCGTTCTGAAAACGGGTTCCAAGACATCACCAAAAATTCCACGACAGGCGCTATTACCAGCACCATGACGTTGCAGACCTATGAGGCCACGATTACCGTAGCCAATGGGGACACGACAGGTAAAGAGACTGCGGTTGGAATTCCCGTCAACTTTATCCCTATGGGCGTTACCGTAGCGGTCACCACAGCTTCCACAAACGCTGTAAGCCTCAACGACATTGGTACTGACGCAGACACCGATGGTTATGTCGATGGCATCTCTGCCGCGTTGAACACAACCGGATTCAAAGGATTCTTTGGTTGCAACGGCGTGTTGGGCATGTCTGGTTTTACCACTGGCGCAAGCGGTCTGGTTGGCGATGAAGTCGAGCTTGTAGTTTCTGGCGACCCCGGAAGCGACACAGTGATTGTGCTCAAGTTCTTCGGCATCTCTAGTACTTCTGACGCATCATAACGGGAGGTCACCATGGCCAATTCAGACGTAAGATCAAAACGTCTGACCGGAACAGGCTCTGCTGGTGTAGGGCCTGCTCGTATTCGTCAGATTCAGGTTTTTTCCACTTCTGGTACTCCAAGACTAACCATCACCAATGCTAGTGGAGGTAGCACAGTACTGGATTTGGATTTTTCTGCGAGCGAAACGCACTCGGTCAACATTCCCGATGAGGGGATTAAAGTGTCTGACATTTTTGTCAGTGTCTTAACTAACATTACGGCAATCACGGTATTTTTTAGCTGATGGCGACCACCGAAGATGTAAAAAGGCTCCCCTCCGGTCGTTTAAGCTACCGAGGGGAAACTTTTTCGGGCTATAACAAGCCCAAGAAAACACCCGGAAAGTCTAAAAAAAGTGCGGTTTTAGCTAAAAAAGGCAAGGAAATAAAACTTGTTCGTTTTGGCGATCCGAATATGTCGATTAAAAAATCACAGCCGGGCCGCAGAAGTAATTTTAGAGCGCGTCACAATTGTGACACAGCAAAGGATAAATTTTCGGCGCGTTATTGGTCTTGTAAGGCTTGGTAGTCATGGATGTTAAAGAGGCATTGGCCGGACAAGGCTTGACTGCGCGTTTGGAAAAACATGAAGCGGAGTGTGCGCTTCGTTATGCTCGTATTGAAGAAAGGCTTGATGATCAAAAACACTCTTTACGTCGATTAGATATAAAAATTTGGGGTTTAGCTGTTTTAATTATAAGCGCCCCTATTTTTAGTAAGATGATAGGATGATGTTATGGGTATGGGAGTTTCCGGCTCAAGGGTAAGAACAGGGCCAAAAAAAGCAAAAGTTCAAGTCACCTACATGCGTAAAGGTGGTGCGGCGTCCAGTAAGAGTAAAGGCAGTAAAATTTGCCCTGAAGGTAAGGCGTGGGCAAAGCGTACTTTTGACACATACCCCTCGGCCTACGCTAATTTAGCCGCTAGTAAATATTGCAAAGACCCTAATTACGCTAAGAAATCCAAAGGCGGCAAAAGGAAAGGCCGCTAATGGGTGAGCTTAAAAATTGGCTGGATCAAGATTGGGTCCGCATCGACAGCAGTGGAAACATTGTTGGAGAGTGCGGAACATCAAAGAACAAAAAGCGTCCAGACCGTTGTTTGCCTCGTTCTAAAGCCAATAGCTTGAGCAAATCAGAACGTGCCGCCACGGCGCGTAAAAAGAAACGTGAGGGTTCAAAAGGTAAGCAGGTCGTGTCTAACACTAAGGCCGCTAAAGTCCGTAAAGCCGCCAAGGGTGGAGAAATACGTAAGAATCACCGGGGTTGTGGTGCGGTGATGTCTGACCGTAGAAAGAAGACTAGGTATGACTAGTCATGGACCTAGAACAAAAAGTCATTGAAGAAATAAAAGAATGGGCAAATCAAGTTCTAGATAAGCCTAACCCTTTTTTTAACGACATCCCGGCGTGTCCCTACGCCAAAAAAGCTTTTTTATCTGACAAAGTAGGTTTTTCGTTTAGTCACGACAAATCTATGCAAGCTTTATACACAGTTTTGTCACAGTTTGATGACACCTACGACGTAATTTTGTTTGTGCAGTTTGATTTTGTCGAGGAATCACAAGAGTTTCACGATTATATCGGGGCTTTAAACGACGCCATATCTGCCGGTATTTTTACACAAAAAGACCTGTGGGTCATGGGTTTTCACCCGTATGACGAAGGCGAAGAGGCGTTTGACCAAGAATTTGATTATTTAGTGGACGAGCCATACGCCATGTTGTTTGTGCAACGGCTATCTACTATTGAAAAATCGGCAGAAATGCTGAGAGAAAAGGGGTACTATGATCAGTACCTAAATGACCCGCAAACCGCCGGTTTGTGGGACGAGCGTCAGGAACTATACAGGAGACTTTGTGATGCCGGGACCAAAGGGAATGAGGAATGGTATGGCCAAGAAAAAAGCCAAGCCTGTTAAAAAAATGCGTGGTGGCGGTATGTCGATGAAAGATAAGCCGCCGGGGATGAAAAAGGGTGGCGAGGCCATGATGGACCCACCGCCTAAAGCAAAAGCACCGCCTAAAAAAATGCGTGGTGGCGGTATGGCGATGAAAGCCAAGCCTCCGGGTATGCGTGGCGGTGGTGCGCCTAAGAAAAAAGCCAAGCCTATTAAAAGAGGCATGGGTGGCGGCGTAGGTTCAGGCCCCCGTGTTCGTAGTAGCTCAAGTAAGAAGTTATAGCCATGGCTAAGGACTTAAAAGCAGTTCCAAAAGAGAACAAAGGTTTGCCAAAACTACCGACTGAAGTCCGAAACAAGATGGGCTTCATGAAGCACGGTGGTCCGGTAAACGCACACAAGCAGGAAGCTATGAGCCCTTGTCCAAAGCCACGGGTACGAGGGTATAAGTAATGGCTGTTTCAAGTTCAACAGACTTCGAGTTAGATGTAAGTGACTACATCGAAGAGGCTTATGAACGCTGTGGGCTAGAAGTCCGCACCGGTTATGACCTTAAAACTGCAAAAAGGTCCTTGAACTTGATGTTGGCTGATTGGGCAAACCGGGGTTTGAATCAATGGACAATTGATCAAACAACGGTTTCGCTTACCGAGGGCACTGCGGAGTACACGCTTGGAGCATCTACCATCGATGTTCTGGACGCCGTCATACGAAGAAGTGGCACGGATTTTGCGCTGGAAAGGATTAGTAGGGGTGATTACATCAACATACCCACTAAAACGACCAAAGCACGTCCTTCTCAGTTTTTTGTAGACCGGCAGATCAATCCTGTTTTGAAGCTGTGGCCCGTGCCTGAAAATAGTACGGACATTGTTCTCATAGACAAGCTTGTGCGTATGGATGACGCAGACACCTTTACAAACACCATGGATCTGCCGTTTCGGTTTTACCCTTGTTTGGCCGCAGGTTTGGCGTATTACCTTTCAATGAAACGTGCCCCTGAACGCGTACAGCTTCTTAAAGCGGTTTATGAGGAAGAGTTTGAGCGAGCCGCCTCTGAAGATAGGGACAGGTCTTCCTTTAACATCCAACCCTCAATGGCTTACTCAAGGATTCTGTAATGGCTAGGTTTGCTAACGGAAAGTTTGCATATGGCATATCAGATCGCTCGGGATTTCGGTACAAGTTAAACGAAATGAAGCGTGAGTGGACGGGCTTGTTGGTGGGTCCTGATGAGTATGAGCCCAAACAGCCTCAGTTAGAACCGCGCAGAAAAGCGGTGGACCCACAAGCTTTGTTAAACCCTAGACCCCAAACAAACAACCCAACCAGCGCCTTTTTGGTTAAGACTACAAATGGTATTAGTTATTTGGGTAATGGAAATTGGGCTACCTCCGGTGTGTCTCAGTTGCCCTCAGAGCTTAATGCGACGGACGCTTTAACGGGTTCCGTGGGCTCAGTTACGGTGACAACTTCATGAGCTTTACTTACGCTGAACTAAAACAGGCCATAAAAGATTACACGGAAAACGACGAAACGACGTTTACCAATAATCTTCCCGTGTTTATTCGTAATGCGGAAGAGCGCATTCTTAAGAATGTACAGCTTTCAGTATTTCGCAAAAATGTGGTTGGGACTTCCACGGCGTCTAATCAATTTTTAGATTGCCCGTCTGATTTTTTAGCCCCTTTTTCGCTTTCTTTTGAGGTTTCCTCGTCCAAAATCTTTGTCGAGTACAAGGACGTTAACTTCTTACAGACGTTTAATCCCAACAGTAGTACTACAGGAACACCTAAATACTACGCGATGTTTGATAGCAGTAATTTTATTTTAGCGCCTACTCCAGATGCCGCTTTGACAGCAGAGCTACATTATTACTACCGACCCGCTAGTTTGACCAGCTTGAGCGATACAAGTCAGTCATGGCTTAGTGAAAACGCTCCTCTGGCGCTGTTATATGGCAGTTTGCTAGAGGCGTACACCTTTATGAAAGGTGAGCAGGATGTTCTAGCTCTGTACACGGCTCAATTGCAAAATGCCCTTATCGGAATGAAGCAGTTTGGAGAATCCAAAGAGGTAACGGATCAATATATGACCGGTATGGTTATAAGGCCTAAACAATGAACTTTGAAGGAGTTACACTATCACCGGGCATAGTCGAAGTTCAGACTACTCAACATCGTGGTTTTACCCCTGAAGAGGTGGCGGAACGATGCTTAACCAAACTTCTTAGTGTTTCTGATACGGCCCCGCCCGCTATCAGGGATCAAGCGAAAGCTTATAAGGAGCGTATGCGAGCGGTTCTTGTTTTTTATATGAAAGAAGCCGTTCAGAGCGACAGGACTACTGTTAACAACGCTTTGCTAGATGCAGGGCACAAAGACTTGGCCGAAATGATTAGGAGACTATGATATGGCTTTCAGCGGAAACTTTATGTGTACGTCCTTCAAGCAGGAACTGCTTATTG